CTGTACCTGGCGTTCGGATCGCTCGAGTTCTTGCCCGGACAGATCGTGGGCAAGCTGACGACGACGGCGATCGCCATCGTCATTCTGTGGTGGGGGAGGCGTGCAGTTCTGGCTCGGGATTCATCAAGTCGCGTGGCTTGAGCAGCTCAGCATCCCCACCATGGTCAGCTACCGTCGGCTGAAACGGCGCCGCGGCTTCCCACGCGCGCTCGGCGACTGGGTGCAGGACTCGGGCGGCTTTACTGAGCTGAGCCTGCACGGCGCGTATCAGACGACGCCCAAGACGTATGTGGCGCACACGCGGCGACACGCAGCTGAGATGGGGCGGCTGCAGTGGGCAGCTGTCCAGGACTGGATGTGCGAGGACGTCGTCCTGGCCAAGACCGGCTCGACGGTGGCGCAGCATCAGCTACGCACGGTCGAGTCGTACCTCGAGTTGCAGCAGTTGGCGCCCGAGTTGCCGTGGCTACCGGTGCTGCAGGGACAGGTGCTCGACGACTATCGACGGCACGTCGACCTGTACACCGCGGCGGGTGTCGACTTGCGGGCAGCACCACTCGTGGGATTGGGGACGGTGTGCCGGCGGCAACAGACCATGGTGGCGGTACGGCTGATTCAGGGGCTGGCGTCATTGGGATTACGCCTGCACGGGTTCGGCTTAAAAGTAACGAGCCTGCTGCGGACCAGAGAGTATCTGGCTTCAGCAGACTCGATGTCGTGGAGCACGGACGGGCGCTACCCGGAAGGTGGACGCTGCCAGCGCGTGCGTGACCACTCGAACTGTGCGAACTGCCTCGACTACGCGCTGCTGTGGCGGCAGCGCTTAGTCGATCGGCTGCAGCAGGGGATGTTGTTCTGAGCCGTGCGCGTGCTGGTGGCGTGCGAGTTTAGCGGCATTGTGCGAGATGCGTTCCGTGCGCGTGGCCATCAGGCGTGGTCGTGCGACCTGCTGGCGACCGAGCGTGATGGGCCACATATCTATGGCGACATCCTCGAGGCGATGCAGTGGGGATGGGACATGATGATTGCCCATCCTCCGTGCACGTATCTGTGCCGAGCGGGTGACCGCTGGTACAACCATTCGCCTGAACGGCAGGCTGCGCTCGAGTTTGTGCAGCAACTGTATGCCGCGCCAATTCCGAGTATCGCGATCGAAAATCCACGCGGGTTGAATCGCCACTGGCGACAGGCCGACCAGGTGATCCAGCCGTGGATGTTTGGCCATGGCGAGACGAAGGCGACGCTGCTGTGGCTCAAGAATCTGCCGCCGCTGCTGGCGACTGCCGTCAGGATCGAGCGCGTGGCGCGCGTGCACTTTGCGGCGCCCGGCCCCGAGCGCTGGAAAGAACGCAGCCGCACGCTCGATGGCATAGCCAGCGCGATGGCAGAACAGTGGGGTTAGACGAGCTCCTGGTCAAGTTGTTTGAGGGCCAGGTTCAGGTACGGCGGCACACCATAGGTGCCGGCTTCCCAGCGCTGGACGGTGAGCCACTGCACACCCAGCAGTTTGGCGAGCTTGGCCTGGCTGAGTCCGTGCGCCGTTCTCCATGCGCGGACTTCGTTATCCGGCCTGGTCTTGTTGAGGCGTTCGGCTCCTGCTCGAGCTGCCGCGGCACCGCTCGAGCCAGGTCCGTAGACCACGACGCACGGGCTACCGTCGCTGTGGGTGCAGACCGTATCGCGCACGCGCCAGACGCCGTCGACGCGTTCGGCAATATAGCGGGCGGTCATCGTGCGATGAGTCCGAGAATGGTGCCGATGACCAGGAAGCCGCCGATGAGCAGCATGGCCCAGGCTGGCACGCCGGCGATGACGAACACGACGGAGGCGGCGATGACGAGCAGGATGGCGACGGCTGCCGCGTTGAAGTCATCATTGCGCTTGCGGCTCATGGCTCAGGATCCAGCCGCGTGACCGCGGTATGTGCGAGCACGACGAACTCTGTTCCGTCGGGTGCAGCGCAGATGAGGGCCGGCTCGACTCTGAGCACGGTCAGCGGGGTACGGGTGCCGTCGAGCACGCATTCGACCTGGGCGCCGGGCTCGAGCACGGCGGGGTCGACGTAGGCCGGGATCTCGAGCCTTCTCAGGGGTTGGGTGCCATCCCCGTCCACGAACCATTCGCACGTACACACGGCTGGGTCGGGGTTGCATTCGCCGCTAGCGACGACGTGTTTGTGGCCACACTCGGCGCAGGTTCGGCTGCGCCAGTCGGCAGCTGCTGTGGGTGCCATTGGATGCTCTCCTTAGTTGGTGGTATCGGACTCGTGCATGAGCCCACGTTCGTACTCGTCGTTACCGTCGAGCAATGCCTCGATGTAGCCGGTGAAGTAGCGCAGCGTATCGGCGGCGGTCATGCGGACGTCGAATTCTGCCCAGAAGCCTTCATTCCAATTCTCGAGTGCGCCGTCGACGGCTTCGAGCAGCAGGTTATGGACTGCATCTTTGATGTGCTCGGGTGGGTAATCCTCGAGTAATGGCTGATCGTTCTCGAGCACGACCTGCTCCCACGTGGTGTAGTCGTTATCGAACAATGCTGGGCGGCTGATATACGGGCGCAAGAGTGCGAGGATGCTGTCCTGAGCGGTATCCCAGACCGGGTGGGGGATGACGGTATCGGCTTGAAACTGGTGCCGCAGCGGGTCAAGGATGGCGCGCACATCGGCTGGCAAGCCGGCTGCTTCGTCGTCGGTTAGCTCGAGCAGGCGCACCTCCTCGCCGTCACCGGTGCTGATGTTCCGTACCGTGTAGTCGACCAGGTGCTGATCGAAGGCTGGCGTTGTCACGCGCTCTCCTCCGTACACACACCGGTAGGCAGGCAGACGGAGGCGCCGGCGATGCTGAGGCTGCCATCCTCGTACAGCGTGGGCTGCCCGAGGAAGGCGAGCCCGACGACGAGGAGCACGATAGCGAGCGCACGATTCACGAGACGCTCTCCTCCGTTGTCTGAACTACACGCTTCGTGTTGCCGAGTGGCGCATCGGGCATACGCTCGACCGTGAACCCTCGCTTCCGTAGCCAGGGGTTAGCGGCGCCGCCACCTTCGCCACCGCTGAACGCCGACACCGGCAGCCCGGTGGCCATCGACACGATGACTTTGGGTGGATACGGGCGCCCGTTGAAGACGAGCGCGAATTTGTTGGACGGCCAGGCGTACTCAACGCCGGCGTGATCGTAGGTTGCGAGCGCAGTCAGGACCGCGTCTCGACTGCTGTCAGGAATTGCCATTTGGGTGCCAACCTTCCGAAGAGTGAACGCTCCGGGCCTACGCGGCCCGGGCAGTGCGAATATCAGTAACGAAGCCCGAGGTATCGATTCGAGCCAAACCCTTAGCTTTGAGCCCAACGTAGACGCCGGGCGTATCCAGAAAACGTAGGTCGTCGTGGTCGCCGGAGACGACGCTTGCGCCTTCGAACGTGAAGCCGTCCGAAATTTCGTGGCGGCACTGTCCCTTTGGGCTGCAGCCGCAGATTTTGAACACGGCTGCGACGTTGCCGCCGGCGGCCAGTACGCGTTCACAGTCGTTCGCGTTCACTTCCGAACGCGAAAACGTCAAGTGATAGTTGGCCGGCATCTTGCCGTGGGCAAAGCGCAGGGCACGGTCGATGTGCTTGGTGTAGTCGTAGAACTGCACATCAGGAAACCATTCGAGAATGGTCCGGCCGTCATTCATCAGCAGCCGCTCCCATGGCAGGTCGGATGTTCCGTTCAGGCGAACGCACGGAATCATGCCGGCCAAACGAGCCTTCTCAACGTGCAGCCGAATTTCGTGGCACAGCCGAACGTTGAACAGAAAGCGATTCAGAAAGAAGAGTCGGGTGCGAGCGACTCGAGCGCGCTGCACGTCGTTGAGTCCTGAAACGTCAAGCTTCTTGGCGATGCCGCCGTGCCCGGCCGTGTTCAGGCACGAGGCCGTGCAGCCGGCGGAGCGGTACTGGCAGACGTCATACCCCGAAAGATCGGCCGGCGCAAAGTACATGATCGCCGTCGAGTAGCCTCGCGCGCGACCTTTGTCTGTCTTCGGCGCGTACCCCTCAGGGGTGAGCAGGGACGTGAAGCCAAACTCGGCCTTCAACGTCGTTGTGCGAATTTCCGTCGCATGCACGATCCGAAGATCGGCCGCTGTGAGCGTGGGTGCCATCAGTTGCTCTCTTTCGATACCGCTACCGGCTCGTATGCCCACAGTTCAGAGAGCATGCCCTCGCGGTGATACTCGCAGACATACGTCGTCGAGCCATCAGCCGTAATTACGACCGTGGCCGGTTGATCGCAGTCGTTGCCGCTTGTCGCAATGCTTTCGCAGATTGATGTGCCAATTGAGCGGTATGCCGCAACGAGTGAGTCGTGTAGCGACTCGAGCCCGCTTGCGTAGCGGCGCAGCAGAAAGAAGCCGTTCGGTAATCGTTCGATCGAATACTGGCGCGGACTCGTGAAATGCACGAGCCCGTCGGGTGACCGATGCCAGAAAGTGTTGGGTGCCATACCGTGTTTATATCGGATTGATATGTAGGCGACAAGGGGAAGCGCCCACAAAGGGGGAGAATTCCTCCCCACGTGGGGAAAAACCAGGATCGACTCCGTGGGGAGAGCTCCCACACGGCTGTAGGAATTCCCTAGGACAGCTGTCGTCGGACGTTGACCGCGCGCTGTAGCCTAGGCTGGCATGCCAGCTTCAGGACGTCCACGGAAAACACTCAAACAGTCTGCACGAGCCAAGCACGCGTTCCTTGAAAGCTATCGCGAATGGGCAAATATCTCGTGTGCCGCGGCTGCAGCGGGTTGCGACCGGTCGGCTGTCTACTACTGGCTCGAGCACGATCCGGCCTTCTCAGCAGCATTCAATCTCGCCGGCGAGGCTGCGACAGAACGACTCGAGAAGGAAGCGTGGCGCCGAGCTACGGAGGGCACTCCCTACAAACGGACTAGCTACTGGCACGGTGAGCCGGTGGGCACTGATGAGAAGATTGAGTACTCCGATCAACTGATGATGCTGCTACTCCGCGCTCGGAAGCCGGATACCTATCGCGAGAAGGTTGACGTGACCGTGAGTCAGGTCGTGAAAGCGATCGCCGGTATCGAGCCCGCATCTGTTCTGTAGTCACCCCGTCACTACGGAATGTCTCTCTCACCACGAACACGGTAAGGCGAACCTGAAGCCGTAGCGGAGCGCCAGGCTCGAGAGAAGGATCGTGCGCGCGCACCTGGACCTTGATCTCACAACGCGCGGGTACGGGTGCCACCATGCCCCGCGGCGCTTCCGTCCCCCATATGCTCTAGCCCCAAATCCAGAAATCTACGATTGAGCGAAACGAAAACCGGGCTACGGGAAACCGTAGCACGAGCTCCGCAGGACGCACTACGCAGTGCGTGGGTCAGGGGGCGGGGCGTCCTTCGCGGAGTAGTAGACGGGAGTTGAGCGCGGAGAGACGAACTGTCGGTGGGCGTTGAGGCGTTGCTGAGCTCGAGTGATGCAGCGCTGGCAGCCGCCGAAGTACCAGGTCTGGCATTGCCGGCAGAAGCGGGGTGGCGACTTCGGTTCCGACACGGTGCGCGAGTATGTCCAGGGTAGCAGAAAGTCAAGTATGCTGCGGCGTGAAACCATGCAGTTTCACGTACCCATGCCGGCACTTGTGAAACGGAGTGGTTTCACGTACTGGCGTTGTCATCCGTTGATGGAGCGCTGGACGTGGCCGCTGGTTGGGCACCGCATTCGTATTGCGTACGGGCAGGCGCTGTGCGATCGCTGCGAGCCGCTGCCGCAGGTGAGGGACGGACCCAGGTGACGAAACGGCAAGAGGCGCTGCTCAGGCCGGCCAGTGTGCAAACAGGGTCGAGTGCAACAGCAGAAGAGCGGCCGTACCAGCCGTTTGGAGCAGCGCTCGAGTTGTTTCGGAATCGAAGTCGGGAAGTGCTGCTGAGTGGGCCGGCGGGGACGGGCAAGAGTCGGGCGTGTCTGGAGAAGCTGAACCTGATCTGCATGCAGAAGCCGATCCGGGCGGCGATCGTGCGCAAGACGCGGAAGAGCCTGACCCAGAGTGCCATGACGACACTGGAGACGAAGGTGCTGCCGGTGCCGAACCAGGTGCGCTTCCACGAGGGCGACCAGGAGTACCGGTATCCGTCAGGGGCACGGGTGATGGTGGCCGGGCTGGATGACCCGGAGAAGATCGGCTCGACCGAGTTCGACCTGGTGTACGTGCAGGAAGCGACCGAGCTCGAGGAAGACGACTGGGGCATGCTGCTGCGTGGGCTGCGGAACGGGGTGCTCTCGTACCAGCAGATCGTGGCCGACTGCAACCCGAGTGCTCCGACGCACTGGCTCAAGCAGCGCTGCAATCGGGGCGAGACGCTGCTGCTCGAGAGCAAGCACGAAGATAACCCCAGCCTGATCGATCCCACCACAGGGCAGTACGCGAATCAGATCGCCGAGGACTATCTCAAGGGGCTGGATTCGCTGCGTGGGTATCTGTACCAGCGCTTGAGGCTGGGGCTGTGGGTGGCGGCCGAAGGGATGTACTTCACCGAGTTCGATCCGGCAGTCCACGTCACGGAGCCGTTTCCGATACCCGAGGAGTGGCCGCGCTGGATCGCCGTCGACTACGGCTTCGCGGCTCCGTTCTGCTGCCTGTGGCTGGCCAGAGAGCCCGAGACGAGACGCATCTACGTGTATCGGGAGCTGTACGGGGCGGGGTTGCGGGACGAGCAGCAGGTCGAGAAGATCCTCGACGCCACCGGTGGCGAGCAGCTGCTGCTGCGGGTGCTGGACCCCAGCATGTTCAATTTGCGGACCGAGCAGCAGCGGCCCAGCATCGCCGCGGTGTACGCGTCGAACGGGCTGTGGCCGGTGGTGCCGGGGATGAATAGCCGCAAGCAGGGCTGGGCGATCGTCAGACGAGCGCTTGCCAAGGATGCACCAAAGCTCGAGGAGGCTTTGGAAGGCCCAAGGCTGCGGATCTTCAAAGACCGCTGTCCGAACCTGATCAGGACGTTGCCCACCATGGTCGTCGACCCGCTGGACCCCGAGGACGTGGCCGACAAGGTGGGGTCACAGAAGACCGAGGACCACGCGGTGGATGCGCTGCGCTACGCGCTGGCGGCCGAGGCGCAGCCGCCGCAGCCGGCCGAAACGGTGAACCTGAGGTACGGCTAAGCGTGGTCGTCTCGGCGGCGCACTTCAAAGAAGTGACGAACGGGTACGAGCAGCAGACCGACGGGCTGTGGGTGCATCGGGGCAAGATGGACGTTGGGACGCTGCGGGCGACCAACACGCTGCCGCCGCTGAGGGGAGCGGGGACAGAGATCCATTACAACCCCAGTGCTGGAGTTGGCTCGGTGTTCGCGTATGACCGCGATGCCGACGTGTATAAGGATCTGAATATCGCTGGCAGGAACATCACGCTGAGCACGATTGGCGGCACGCTGAATCTGCCGGACGGGTCGGTGCAGACGGCGGATCTGGCGGCGGGTGCAGCGACGCAGTACCTGGGTGGCTATTCGGCGGGTGCTAATTGGACTACCCCCGCCGTGAATACATGGTACGAGACGCCAATTCAGACAACCGTCACCGTGAGTTCGGTCTATCAATACATACGCATCGAAGCCGGGGCGCAGTTTTACGGCAATACCGCCGGGGCGTATGCACATGTAGGCATCGGCTGGAACGCCTCCATCCAATACTCCTTGAGCACCTGGCACTGTGTCGCGGTCGGCTATCAGCAGATGGCGAATTTCGTCCACTACATCGGCCCCGCAGGGGTGGCCCCCGGCAGCGTGCGCTTCGCCGTGTTCATGTATGGCGCTGGGGGCACGTTCACTCTCTGGAATGGCAGCGCCAGTTACCTGTATGTCAACGAACAACGGAGGTAGGTGGAGATGGTTGGACTTGCGCCACTGAACGGCCAGGAGGTCAACAACCTCGTGGGCACGCACCTCCGCTCGTTCACCGACATCAAGGAAACCATCAACCACGACAAGGAGTGGCTCGAAGCCATCGACCTCAAGGCCGAGCCGTACCTGCTGAGTGCCGACGACGAGACGCTCATCAAGAGCGCCATCCTGCAACTCGACCAGACGCTGGATGACGTGGACATGACGTTCATCGAACGCCTGACGGGGATGTGGTAGATGAGCATGTCGTCGGTGCCGCCAGCGGGCTGGTTCAAGGATTCCAAGAGCTCGGACGAGGACGCCATGGAGCGCGCCACGCTCGAGCTGGCCACCGACCTGCAGCACCAGTTCGCGGACCGCGACCAGCTGTATCGGGACATCGACGCCGTGCTGTTCGGGGAATTGCCGGTCGAGATCCCGGAGGCGTACAGGAAGACCGCCATCGAGGTCCGCTCGCCGCTGGCCATGCACATCGCCACGACTGTCACAGCAGCGCTGTCCGTGAACCCGATGTCCATCGTCTTCAAGCCGATCGGCTTCGGCGACATCTACCAGTCCAACTCGACGTTGCGTGAACATTTCTTCGAGGCAAGCTGGACGCGCCAGGAGCAGGAAGCACGTCGGCAGCTGCTGCGGCTGTTCATGTGGAGCATGGCCGTCAAGGGCGAGGGCGTGCTCAAGACCGTCGAACGTACGCGGGCCGCGTGGGGCACCTACGACAGCAAGCAGGACGCGCTCAAGAAGACGCTCGAGGCCGACGAGGACCTGGACCAGGACGCCCGCGACCGCATGTACGACCACGAAACCGAGGGCTACAAGCTCGGCCTGCCGTATCCGATCGCCTCAAGCGACGTGCCGCCCGAAACCTTCTACTACACCAAAAACGAGAACGGGTTCACGTCCGTCGTCGAGATCAAGGAGCTGCCGTACCAGGAAGCCCTCGAGCGCTTCGGCACCGGCCTGAACAGCAACGGCGAGGTCGTCAGCCCGAAAACGTGGTCGGGCATGGACCCTCGAGCCGCCGAGCTTGCCAGAGCCGAGTGGACGCAGTCAGTGCGCGGCACCAGTCGCGGCGACCAGACCGTGCGCTGCATCGAAGCCTGGGACTGGCAGCGGCAGGTGATCCTGCTCTCTGGGCCGGGCCAGCGCCACAAGGGCAACGGCTCGCTGGGCGAAGCCACGCTGTGCCGCGTCCTCAAGCACCCCTACGGCGACCCGGTCCTGAAAACGTTGCGAGGCCCGTACTTCCACGCGCTGGGCATCACTACGTCCAGTCGTCTTCCCGAACGTGCCGGGCTCAGCATCCTGTTCGGCTTTCTGCGGCTGTTCCCGCTCATGGACAGCCTGCTGACGATGCAGGGCCAGGCGGCGTACATGACCGCCTACCCGGCGTTCAAGAAGACCACCCCGCCGGGCGTCATCCCCGGACTGCCGACGATGCCCTACGGCACCGACGGACGCGAGCGCGCCCAGACCATCGAGCCAGGCAAGCTGTTCCCGTTTGACGTCAGCCCCATCGACCAGCCCAAGTCGGGTGTCGACGCCGACAAGCTGATCGCCAACATCAAGGACATGATGGAGTGGGCGCTGCCATCCGTCGTGCAGGGCATGGTGGCCAGCGATCAGAGCGGGTACGCCCTGAACCAGGCGGCGTACCTCGCTCGCCTGGGGTGGGATCCGATCGTCAGCAACGCCCAGGTCGCGCTCGGCGAGCGCATCGGCTTCGAGTCGTGGCTGATCGAGAACCGCATCAGCGAGAAGGTCTATGCCTGGGGCGAGATCGAGGCCAAGAAAGGCAAGAAGACCATCGGCGGCCAGTCAAAGGCTACCTGGCTGGGCATCGGTCCCGACGATCTCAAGGGCGTACACCGGTACGAAGTGAAGCTCGCACCCTCCACACCCTCGAACGAAATCATCGAGACGCGGGCTATCGGTGAGAAGATGCAACTCAAGCTCATCACGTATGAAGATGCCGTCGAGCGCGCGGGATCGAATCCCGACGAGGTAGAGAAGTCCTGGCTGCTGCACGATCTCAAGGGTAGTCAGGAAATCCAGCAGGAATTGAAGAACGCCATCTTCCAGAAGATCGCGACGATTCGGTCGGCGCGCATGGAAGCAGCAGGCATCCCACAAGGACCACCCGGCGCCCCGCCATCTGGCATGCCTCCAGCCGGTGCAACGGGCGTGCCGGGCGGAACCCCTGGCGCACCACCCATGCCAGGCCCGGGCGGCATGCCGCCCAATCCGGTGCCATCCCCCGGTCAGGGCCTGCCCGTCGCCCCACCTCCCCCGGGTGGCGGCGGCGGACCAGGGTTGCCGCCCGGCGGCATCCCCGGCACGCCCGCGGTGCCGATGCCGCGGGGGCCGATGCCATGAGTCCGCAGCAGACGATGATGGACGAGGTCGCCAACGACCTCGCGTTATGGATCGATGAGACGGCGACCAACATCGCGCTGGCGTTCGCACCCACCAGGGCGCCGTTCGCGGCCAAGACCACCGAGCAGCAGAAGCTCGAGTACTACAGGTCCAGGCTGTTCAACCCCGACGGCTCGCCCAACGAGCAGGGGCGCAGCGAAGAGCTGCGGCGGCTGGGCGTGGAGGGCTTCGGGCTGGTCTACAAGTCCATCATTCGACGCTGGCCGGAGCTGAAGATCCCCACCCCGCCGCCGATCGAAGTGCCTGACGAGTGGCCGAGCGGTGCGCCGCCGCCACCCATGCCACCTGGAGGGGCAGCCGCATGAGCATGCAGTACACCGACACCTCGCTCGCCGACAGCGCCGCCAAGAACGCGTACTACGACGCCCAGTCCAGGGGATTGGACGCGAGCGCTGCCAATGCCGCGGCGCAGCTCGCCTGGAAGAAGACCATGGACGAGGCGTCGATGACTGGCATGTGGAACGGCCAGTGGTCGATGCCCTCCAACCAGTTCTTCGCCAACACCTTCGGGCAGTGGATGCCGAACGGGCCGCAGTCCGGCCAGCAGACGCTCCAGGGACAGCAGACCGCCGCCGACATTGCCCAGAACTGGTCGCAGATGTTCGGCCAGTACTACGCGCCCGGCACCGCGCCCACCCAGGGCGCGGCCACGCTCGCCGCCCAGAACCAGGCCAACCAGCTCGGCCTCGCCCAGGGCGGCCTGACGGGCTGGTACACCAATCCCGCAGGCAGCCGCGAGCAGACGCTCGCCGGCCAGCAGCAGCAGTGGCAGCAAGGCTTTGCCCAACAGGGCTTCGAGGCGCAGCAGCGGCAACTCCAGCAGCAGAACGCCCAGAACTACCTCCAGCTACTGGCGAGCCTGCGCGGACCCGCCGATTGGGCCAAGTACCAGCAGGTGCTCGGCACCACACCCGGTGGCATGCGCGACCTGTACGCCGCGGCCATGGGCCAGTACGTGCCCGGCGGCGGCGCCACCACCGGCGTGCAGCCGCAGGCAGCCAGCCTGCAAACCATGATGCAGCAGGTCCAGGGCACGCCCGGCCAGTACGAGGGGTACGTCACGCCGCAGCAGCAGGGCGGCTACCAGTATTACAACGCGGCAGGTCCGGCGCAGACCTACCAGCAGGTGGGCGGCCCGCAGTACGCCAACATGGAGCAGGCTCAGGCCGCACGCGCGCAGCAGGCGCAGCAGGGCGGCACCCAGGTGTGGGGCTCGGGCATCGGCGTCGGCGCCCAGCAGCCCACACCCGCCCAGCAGCAGCAGGCCCAGGGCGGCGGCACCAACATGTACGGCG